GGTCCAAAATTAGGAAATGGTCCGGTTAGACCTTACCAACCCCACACAACTAATCCTGATGGTACGTGGAATATGACTTATCCGAATTCACCCGGTTACTTTGATCCAAGTTATAATCCATTCAAGAACTTCTGTCTCATGAACATAATTGTTGATCAGATTAAGAGACCAAGGTGGAAAGCGGCCGATATCGATAGTGATTGTGATTGTAATGATGGACGAGATTCTGGAGTGGAGCCTTCGACAAGCGGTACTGTTATCAAAGAGACTACTTCACCAATAAACGGGTTTGTTCTCGATCCAGAGGGTTTGAATGGTTCTAATCCAAGTCAGGAATGTGACCCATCGGGTGGTGGTTGGTATATGGCAAAGAATGCTAGGATTGAAAACCTATACGAGACTAGACTTAACGATCCAAACGGGAACTTGACCTTTTTTGAATACAAACGTCCTTCATTAAGAGCAGCATATAATAATTTCATTGGAGAACCAGTTCCGCCTGGAGACATTTACTGTGAGACAGTTGGTCAATCAATGGATGATCTGATCAGGGGTGCTTCAGAAGAGTATGGATTCACAAGCCAAGAAATACTTGATAACCCAGACATAGGAGCAACTCCAGAAGTAGGCACTCTATCAAGTAAATTTGGTCCTGATGTAGCACGGACATACAGTTTCACTAATGGTGTGGCCCACAACTTATGGTACAGTAATGAATCCGATGCAGCAACAAAGGTCGGTGGATGGAATCAATATTGGGCATATCGAGGATGGTGTGAAAACTCAGAGGGTGTATTTGACATTAATCAAAATGAACGATGTTATAATAGATTCTTTTATAAAGAAGAACAGCTAGATCTTCGAAACAGAAATTTTGATGGTACACCTTTGCTACCAGATTGGCCCTATGGCAACAGCGAAGGGTGGGATGGACCAGGCGTTCCATCTCCATAAAAACAGTTGCATTCATATAAAGATACTATATAATCTTACTTAATGAACTTCAGGAGAATTTTTTAATGCGTGAAAGCCTTCCTTCTTTATATCAATCCTTTATCCACTTGTCAAGATACTCTCGTTGGTTGCCCAATGAAAACAGACGAGAGACGTGGCATGAAACAGTCAAGCGGTACTTCGATTTCTTCGAAGAACATCTATTAGAACAACACAACTACAAAGTCTCAAAGAAGGAACGAGAAGACCTCGAAACGGCCGTCTCTAACTTAGAGATCATGCCTTCGATGAGAGCACTCATGACTGCCGGTGAAGCACTCAAGCGTGACAACGTTGCGGGATACAACTGCTCATTCGCCAGTTCGGGTCGGGTCCGAGCCTTTGATGAAATCCTCTACATCCTCATGTGTGGCACTGGTGTAGGTTTCAGTGTCGAGCGTGACTTCCTAAACAAACTACCAACTATCGCAGAAGAGTTCGAAGCAAGTGACACCACAATTGTTGTACAGGATAGTAAGATGGGCTGGGCAAAGGCTTACAAGGAACTCACCTCCCTTCTTATTGGAGGTCAAATTCCGAAATGGGACGTGTCAAAGGTTAGACCTGCCGGAGCAAGACTCAAGACTTTCGGTGGTAGAGCTTCGGGTCCGCAGCCATTGGACGATCTATTCACGTTCACAGTGGAAGCCTATCAGCGTGCTGCTGGAAGAAAACTCACTTCCATCGAGTGCCATGATATCATCTGTAAGATTGCTGAGATTGTCGTGGTCGGGGGAGTACGAAGAAGTGCTCTTATCTCACTCTCGTCACTTACCGATGAGCGGATGCGTGATGCGAAGCACGGACAGTGGTGGGTTTCCGATGCGCAGAGAGCACTATCGAACAACTCGGTAGCATACAAAGAGAAGCCCGAAATTGGTACATTCATGGAGGAATGGCTCTCACTCTACAAGAGTAAGTCTGGTGAGCGTGGTATCTTCAATCGAGATGCTGCAAAGAAGCAGACCGAGAAAGCAAACGAGTTCCGAAGTTCTCTTGATGATGAGTATCGAACCTTCAGACATAGAGAAGTAGATCATGAATTTGGCACAAACCCATGCAGTGAAATTATTCTGCGTGACAAGGAGTTCTGCAATCTAACAGAAATCGTTGTCCGTGGTAATGACACCAAAGAGTCTCTTGCGAGAAAGGTTCGCCTTGCTACGATTCTAGGAACTTGGCAGTCAACGCTGACCAACTTCAAGTATCTGTCGAGCGAATGGGAGAGAAATTGTAAGGAGGAGAGACTTCTTGGTGTTTCTATGACTGGTATCATGGATTCTGAGCTTACGAATGGTAAGAAGGGTAATCTAGAAAAACTCCTCACTGAACTGAAGACCCAAGCCATTGTTCAGAACAAAATGAGTGCAAAGAAGATTGGTATCAATGAGTCAGTCGCTATCACTTGCGTGAAACCCAGTGGAACGGTCTCTCAGCTCGTTGACGCTGCTTCTGGTATCCACGCTCGTCATAACCCGTATTATATTCGAACGGTTCGCGCTGACGTGAAAGATCCTCTCTGTATCTTCATGAAAGAGAAGGGCTTCCCATGTGAGCCTGATGTCATGAAGCCAGAACACACCATGGTATTCTCTTTCCCCATGAAGACACCCAAGAATGCCGTCTTCAGAACTGACATGACCGCACTTGAGCAGTTGAATCTGTGGTTGACTTATCAGAGAAGTTGGTGTGAGCACAAGCCATCTGTCACCATTTCCGTAAAGGAAAATGAGTGGATGGAAGTCGGAGCATGGGTATGGGAACACTTTGATGAAGTATCTGGTGTGTCATTCCTACCTTTCTCAGACCATACATATAAACAAGCTCCCTATCAGGACTGCACTGAAGAGGAGTACAAAGAATTATTGAAAGCCCTTCCTAAAGATATTGATTGGGCAGAACTAGGAGACTACGAGAAAGAAGACAACACAGCAGGTACACAGACGTTTGCCTGTTCTGGAAATTCATGCGAAGTAGTTGACTTAACCTAACAAATACAGTATAATTGATTTTTTACCCAGTAAATCCTATGGATGATCTATAGGTACATACTCTAACACAAGGAGAAATAGTATGAGTAAAACTGGAGAATGTCCCGCCACAGGTTGTGGCCAAGATTTTGTTTCAAAGTGGCTCGGCAAGGTCGGGGTAACCCGTTCGTGTCTCATCAGCCTCGCTCTCATTCCTTTTGCTTGGGAAGGCGTCCTATGGTTCCGTGACGCAATCGCAACTGTCTGGGACGCTGCCGCCTCTTGGGGTGGTTGAGTACCAAAAAAAGGAGAGTGCTATATGTTTAGCATCTTAGCTTTAACCCTTGCAGCACCGCTTGCTACTGCTCAAACAGAAGTGAGTCCCGAGGTCTATAACCTCATCATGTCTGTACAAGAAGACTCACGACAATACGTGAGTATCAAAGAGGAATCACCCGTGACACTAAAGTTGGGTGGGTTCTTGCAGACTCGCTTCACTTACAGTCGTGGTGGTGGACTCGAAACCAATCATGGTTTCAGCGTTCCTCGCGCAAGACTTATTCTTTCCGGTAATCTGTATGACTGGGAGTATAAGGTAAGTGGTCAATGGAGTGACGACAGCAACACATTTGATCTCAAGGATGCATACGCACAAGGAGATCTACTGGGTGGTACAGTCCGTGTAGGACAGTTCAAGTCACCCTTCATGCGTGAAGTTCTTGTTGCTCAACAGGATACCCTTATGACAGATCGTTCGATCATTGCCAACACGTTTGGTCAGGGTCGTTCACAGGGTATTCAATGGAGTAAGGATCTCGGTAAGCTAGATATTGCCGCAGCATACACCGATGGATTCAACACCGCAAATGGTGCTGGTATCCAGAACGGTCAGGCAGCAACCGCTCGTTTTGGTTGCGATGTGTGGGAGTTTGGTGCTGATCGATGTAATGTCGGTGCAGCTATCTCATACAACGATCTAGTGAACTCCGATTATCTCACCTACACCCTCGATACTAAGGTATCTGTTGGTGCTCTTGACTTGACAGCAGCCTACGTTGCTACTAGCGGTGACGCTGGTGACAACTGGGGTTCGACTGTTCAAGCAGGATACATGTGCATGGATGACCTTCAGGGTTTCGTTGCATATGAATTTGGTGAGCAGGAAGGTATTACTGAAAACCTAAGTACAATCACCGTTGGTGCGAATTACTTCGTCAACGACAACATTAAGTGGACAACCGACTTTGGTTATGCTCTTAATGCGATTGATACCACTTGGGATCTCGGTGAGACCGGATGGCGTTCAGGTGACTCTGGTGAGTACGTAGTCCGTACCCAGCTTCAGATCTCATTCTGAATAGATATTATATTCATTAAATAACGGGTCTCGCTGGATCACCTCCATTTAATGATTAGAGAACCCCCTACGCAAGTGGGGGGTTTTCACATATATACAGTATGATAATTACAGGAATAGATTACTCCTTACGGGGTCCAGCAATATGTGTATACAAGGGGGAGTTGAATGAACCATTCAGATTCTGCACCTGCAAGTTCTACTTTCTCACTGATACCAAGAAATATGCACAGACGTTTCTATCAAACATCCACGGGAGTAAGTTTGATGAATACAACCATGACTGCCAAAGATACGATAGCATTTCATCATGGGCGAGTGATGTCTGCCATGGATCGGATCAGGTAGCGATTGAGGGTTATGCATACGGTGCAAAGGGTAGGGTATTTCATATCGCAGAGAATACTGGTGTACTCAAATATAAACTATTCCAAGCAAATATCCCAGTTGAGATCATCAGCCCCTCTGAAGTAAAGAAGAAAGCCACCGGTAAGGGTAATGCAGACAAGAAGGCTATGCACATCGCCTTTATGCAAGAGACAGGCTACAATCTGAAAACACTCATAACCCCAGATAAAAAAGAAGTCACGAACCCGGTATCAGATATCGTAGACTCTTATTATGTTTGCAAGGCTTTGTTTCAAAAATTAAAAGAGGTTTCTCAGAACACCTGATTATTTTTTGCTAGTATCTTTCCAAACCACAATCAAAATAGCTGTCAGTAAAATAACTAGCATGATATACCAAGGAACCCATGTTCCTGTTGTAATCTCTAAAGCATTTGCAATATTATTTACATCTTCCTTGTTCTGGGATGGTCGGGCGTTATTAATAACTCTATCAGTTTTACATCCTGTAAGGGTTAACAATGCTGCTAGTTGAATTAAGTATTTCATGCTTTGTTTGCCG